ACCTTTTTAAGGAACCCAAGTGTACTCTGATCGTCCTTCTCTCCACTGGGGAATACAGCTTGTACCAGAGGACCAAAATGGATGTAAATACTATCGGTATCACTAGCAATGACATAATCTTCTTCCTCTGTTTTTAATACTTGGTTTAAATACTTGTTTACTTTGTTTTCGATCCATCGAATACTAACCTGACCACTGAGAGTAATTGCCTCAGCATTTGCTAGGTTATAGTATCTAAAATACTGGTTACCGATGGCACCATAAGCACTGTTAAGTTGAATCTTTCTTGCCATCTGTATGTTATTAAACTTAGAGATGTCCTGCTTCAACTTATTAGTTGGTGTCTTTTCATACTGCTGCTTGGCAGCTAGCATCTTCTTCTTATAGATTGTCCTCTCATCATAGATGCGTTGCATCATTTTAGGGAGGAATCCTTGGATGTCCTTACGATATTGTGCTCCATTGGCACACACTGCAAAGTCTCCATCGATCCTGACTTCTCTATTAAGCAGTCCATCAACACTGGCGGTGGGATGTCGTCTTTCAACAAGGGTCTCTGGGGAGATGTTGTACTGCATGATGAGATGAGGGTAAAGAGAGTTAAGATCGAAACTCGCAACCCAATCATACATGCCTGGTTTAGGCTCTTTAACATATGCACCTGCATACTTCTCATCCTTCTTACTACTGTTTCTCGGTGGCACTACAATGTTTCTCTTTGAAAGATCATTGTAGATCAATGTATCCCATACTTTAACCTGAGAATATACATCCTCAAAGTTAACCTTAGCATCGTATGCCATAGCGACACACAACTCAATCAGTTTCATCTTATCTTCTAGTTGGTCAACAAGATGTACGTCATGAATGTTATACTCCACGAAGCGTTGCCAGTCTGAGGTATAGAAATCCTTAAAGTTTTCATACTCAGAGTGATCTAACTTCGCATCATCCAATTCTACCATAGCTATATGATCTAGTCTATAGGATTCTTGGTTGGTGTATGTAAACTTCTGATAGAGGTCAAGATAATCTAGTATATTTACACCAGTAATATCGTAAGCAATATTCTTACGACCTCTTATAATAATCTCTCTATCATGGACACGATTCCATGGTGATAAAGACTTCTTCCACTTCTCTCCTAAGACTCTCTCAATCCTACGACAGATGTAAGGGATGTCATACAGGTTACAGTTCCACCCTGTAATAATGTCAGGTGTATTCTTTGTCCACCATGAATGAAAGTCCTGTAGCATCTCTGCTTCAGTCCAGAAGACACGGTATTCAGTTTCAACCTGTGCTTCCCTAGTTCCCCAAGTAATAATCTCCTTAGTGTTGAAGTCCTTAATAGTAATGCATAGCATCTCCTCAGCAGATGCTTCTACATCAGGGAATCCATTCTCACATGCAACCTCGATGTCAATCGTATAGATCTTCATCTTAGTCATATCATAATCAACCTCGGAAGGAAACTTCTTAGAGATATGCTGATAGAGGTATCTCTCATACCCATGCACCTCTAGACCAGCAGCATTTTCATACTGCTTAAGGAATTCACGTGCGTCTCTAGCACCGTCAAATTGCTTCGGGTATGCCTTCCTACCATCCAAGGTTTTATACTTAGATGGTTTCTTCTGTGCATCAGGCACAAGATACATTACAGGTTGAGATTTCTCTCTATACTGGACAGGTTGTCCATTCTCGTATCCACGATAAAGAATATCATTCCCTAGTAGAACAAGATTTGTATAGAATTCACTCACTCGCTGTTGCCTCTCCGTACTTTTCTGCTATAGCAGCAGACGGATCTAGTATACTCATAACTGTCTCAGATGTCAAGAACAAATCTCTCTGAGTGCTATGTAATGGGTACTCTCCAAGCTCACCTTCTTCTGTGACATAGTAACAGTCCTCAAGGAGGAGACTTGGCTCCTCATCCATTTCTGTTATCTTAGCCAGCAAATAAGTTGTCGGGCGGTACTTGAGAATGATCAACTTCAGCATCGTCTTTCCTTAAATTTTTGTATTTTTCTAACGCTTGATTCCATCCACCAACAACATTCTGATGGGGATCGGAAATTGATACCACTGAATATAGGGTAACAATATTTCTCCCAGTGGATAGCGGTGACCATGGGAAGAATTCTAATTCTATACTACCAAGGCAGTCCATGGGGTCAACTGTATCTTCTTGAAACATATCCTCAGTATTCCTGAGTATGCTGACAGTAAAGGCATCTACAAACTCGTAAGCAATAGCAGACTTACCTTCTTCAGGACGTATCTCCTTAATGTCAGCTACTATGTCCTCCCCGTTTTGCATTCTTGCGACTTTTACGGTCATAATTTCTCTCCATTAGGTTGTCAAATGTAAATTTCACCATGTCAACGAATGCACGTCGAGCAGTGATATTCTTTTCTTCAGCAAGGATGTGTACCATCTGGTTGAACTCATCAGTATACACTGGTGGGATGTCAACTGTCAAGGTGTCCTTCTTTTCGTTAGTGCCTGAGCACAAATTTACGTACATGTTCATGTTAAACTCCAAACAAAAAGAGACCCTTAAGGTCTCTTCGGTTGTGTTTTATATATGCTAGTAATCATCGTCACTTGTTTGTGACTCCACCCACTCAGCATTGTTTCTACAATAGGCATCAGCATCGATTTGCATATGCCAGTGTGTAACAGTGTGCATAGCTTGGATGGTAGTGGTTGTTAACAATAACATAACTGGGATACACCACAATGGGTGCATCATCACATCACCTGGTTTGTTCATGATAGGTAATCCTTACGAGCATGGTGCTCAGGTACTATCTTACCTAACTTGACAACGAGGAGTCCGTTATCGAAGGCAACGTCTGTGACGTGGGTGTCTTCTGCGATTGTCCACGACCTTTTAAAACTTCTCTTTGCCAATCCTCTGTGGATAAACGTCTCTTCCTCGTCGGGTTCAGATTTGGTTCCTTCGACATGAAGTTTTCCATACTCTGTGTAGACATTGACTTCCTCCTTTCCGAAACCTGCTAGTGCTACTTCTAATCTAGACTCGTGATTGTTTATGTGTACAATATTAAAGGGTGGATAATTCTGAGCTTCTATTGCATTGAAGTTCTCGAAGTAATCATCCAACCCTAACGAGTTAGTAAAAATCTTATCCATCAACTGAGGTAAATCAGCTGCACGGTATCTCTGTATGTTAGACATAATAGTTCTCCTTTAAAAGCGAGTGTTAAATTTTGGTCCCCGAAGGCAACCACATTTATTTATACGGTATGGTACATTTGTTACAGTACGGTTTTTGCTAAATAGAAGTACTTCTACTTAGAGTAAATGAAAAAAGCAATACTGCTTTTTGGAATGATTTTGATGAGTGGCACCGCAGCACGTGCCGACCTGACTCATAGACTTAGTAGCTCGACACAACTCTCAGTGGATGCGGGCTATACACAAGTTTCTAGAGCAGCTAATTCTTATAGCACCAGTGGATCTGGTGTCTCAACAACTATTACACCGTCAGGTGGTAGTGCTACCAGTGATCTAGGTGGCATACAATCTGTCGCCACATCAGGAGCAGCTACATTTGCTCTGCCTGATGCAGCACAGACGACCCAAGGAAATGCATATAGTTTCACACAATCAGTATCATTAGGTGACACCATAGTTACTACTGCTGCTGACGTAGGTGACGTGCTTGGTTATAGTAATATAGTCTCGACTGCCCCTGGTACCGTTGGGAATCTGGCTGGAACCATTGGTACTTCTGGTGCCATGGCCATAACAGCTGGTGGGGCTGGCACTACGGCCACGGGACAGTTTGTCACAGAAGTCACCATACGCTAGGGAATATACATAATGAAACGAGTTTTAGTACTACTACTGCTTAGTTTCGGAGGTACTGCTGCATATGCAGTACCTGTGGTACCAAATTTTCAGCAGGGCTCGATGACGAGTCACACTGAAACTGAAAGTACGGTCACTGAGACCATAAATTCGATTGACATGAGGACAGGATGGGAATACACAGTGAGTGGGGTAGGCATTTCAAACGATGGAGCAGCCCTCAACCCCAACGTGAA